GCGAGTTCTTCCCAATTAAGTGAAGACATGCTCTTCACTGCGAGAGCCAGAATATTCACAGCGATAGCAAGCACAGTCATCGCTGAAGCCATCACGTAGATCTTTATGACGTGAGTACTTGGGAATTGCGTAAGGATCGCCAAAGAAGCAAGAAGCTGCGTGAACATGATTGCAAGGGCTGACAAAGCCGACGCAAGTTTCGCCGAATCGATGTTAGACAGAATCGAGATGCCTACAGCAAGCACGCCAACAGCAATCGCGATCTGAAGAAGTGTGGCCGCTTGCAAAGTACTCTGCATAGAATTCAATGCGCTAGTCAACGATCCGATAACGCCGGTGATGCCACCCCTACCAAACCAGTCTTTCAGGATGATAAGGAAGCCCAACAACGTACCAGTGTTGATTGCGGCAAGCATGTCGCCAAAGTTTATACCTCCGACAACCTCGGCAACATCTTTCCAGATTTCAACGAACCTGCCTGAGATCGGCTCAAAGAAGTCCCACATAGCTTTGATTGCTTCGCCCATGCGAGTCCACGCATAGGTTATGAAATCAAGCAGGGTTCCAAGAGGGCCAAGTTGTAATACAAAGTCAGAGACTTTATCTGAAGCTATATCAACGTCGAAGCCTTCAAACAAAGTCGCCAAGCCCTTGGACAACCCCGTTAGCAACTTTATGGGTACTTCAATAATGTCTCTAATTTTATCGAAGAATCTGATCAGACCTTCGCCCTCATTGATGGACTTCCTCATGGCTACAAGAAAGTCACCAATGCTTGCTGTTACGCTGAGGAAGTTGCTGGCGCCTTCTCCAGCACCAGAGAACAACTCAAATATGACACGAACTACCTGCTTTAGGATGTCGTATCCGATGCCAAATATAGCAAAGATGCCAGCAAAAGTTCTCCGGATCTTATCGGCAATATCGGCATTTATCACAAGTAGGTCCGTAAACTTCTTAAACGTTTCTGAGAAGGCAGCAAGTTGAGTTGCTGTGGTCTTGGGGAACATCAAACGGAATGCTTCGCCGATAGGCTTCAGGATCTCACCAAAGACCCTAAAGACGTTAGCGATACCAGCGAACAGATTGTCACGTCCGCCAAGCTCTTTCCATTCAGATAGAAGATCATTACGAGCACGCGAGGACTTGCCGATGATGCCATCAAGCACACCATACACGCTAGTCCAAAGAGTTTTCGCCTCTTCGAAGTTGCCGAAGATTATCTGCCAGGTTTGTGCCCATCCGGAGCCTGCTGATTCTCTCAGAGAACCCAATAGGGCTGTCATCGTCTTAACCTCAGTTGCAGCAGCCTTAGCAGTTGCTGCCTGCTTCTGAATAGCCGCAATCTGAGTATCGCTGTAACCCATCACAGCAAGTTCAGCATCAGTCAAGTCGCCCGTAAACTGCGCAAGAGTCTGTGACAGAACGTCAGTCGTCAACCATCCCTCTTGCAATGAGTTACGGAACGAGTCACCATTGATCTTGACCGTTTGCATCGTTCCACTAAGTGTCACAGCACTCTCGTTCAGGGTGCCCATGACTACAGCGGTTTGCGCCAATGCTCGCTGGAAGACCGTACCACCCATACCAGCATTCACAACCGAGTTCCAGTCGATCAAACGAACTGTTCCCGTTGCAAGAGCCTGTGACAGTTGGTACATAGCCATAGAAGCCTGTTCCGAGTTTGACCCGGAGACAGCGGCGAGATTTGCGATACCCTTAATTGCGGCAACAGCAGGTTCAAGCGCTACACCAGCGGCCGTGAAGGTACCGATGTTATGCGCCATCTGAGCGAAGTTGTAGATCGTCTGGTCAGCATACAAGTTAAGCTCTTGCAGAGCATCGATAACCTGCTGCATCGTGACGGCGGCAGCACCAGTGTTCGCCAGAATCGTCTGGATGGAGTTAATATTGGTCTCATACTCCCGAAAACCAGTGCTAATTGGGTCAATCGTCAACGATTTAACAACAGTCATACCAGTGGTTACCGCTTGGTGAGCGATAGTTGCAAGAGCCGTGATGGCTGTGACCGACATCGCGGAGAACTTACCCGCAAGATTGTCAACAGAGTCAGAAATATGACCAAGCTGAACGTTCTTACCAGCGTTATGGATGTCGGTGAGACCTTTGGTAGCCCCCTCGAGCTTCAAACTCTTGTTGAGGGCGTCCAACGACGCGAGCGTTGTCTTGATTCCATGCTCAAACTGGGCATTGTCAAATTTCATGCTGACAACGCGTTCATCGATGCTGCTCATGCAGAGGTCACCGCCTTCCACAACTCGTCGGAGATTTCGTCAAATATAGGCTTGAGTGCTGGGTTGATGTAGTCGATTCCCTCGACATAACCACCGTTCCCTGTTCCATAGCCGTATTGAATCATCAGTGCTACTGGGAACCCGTTCTCAATGTCCGAATTCGTGAACGTGAGAATATAGACCGATCCCTTCTTACTGATGTTGTATCCCCAAGAAGCAGCGGCTAGACCAGAATTCACAGGAGTCGCCATACGTAGTGCCAATACGCCGCTAAGACCACCCTTGTGGAGTATCGCCATGGTATCTTGGTTCCGCTTTAATCTAGCAAGAAACTCCTCCGTCTTACTAAAGGAGCCGGACGTCTGAATATCGAACATGAGGCTCCTCTCTGAAGCTTACGGAGTTACTGGGGTTATGAACATGCCCCGTTTTTGCGCAAGAACAAGATCCGTGTTAGGTATCTCGTCTATTTTTGTCAAGAGAGTCTGAAATATAGCGTCTCTTGTGCCTTCATTTGCTTGTGCGCCGGAAGTAAGCGCTATCGCAATGGTGCACTTGATCCGGGTGTTAGTTCCTGGATGATCAAACCATAGATCATAGCCAGGATACTCCGGCGGAATATCATGTATTTCTGTACCGTAAGCCACGTTATTCTCCTCTCTAGAACTTAAGTTTTGATGATGAAGTTTACGGGTAGCGATGGATGCATGTTGTTATGTGCACCGCCACCACCAGTGTTCTGGTTTGTTGCGACTGTTCCACCAGTATTCCCAGCAGGTTGCCAACCATTAGAGCCAGTAGCTGGTGTAAGCCAGGATGCACCACCATCATTAATAGCGTCCATCGAATGAACGTGAGAGTCTTGTGTGTGCGTGTGGGACGGCATCTCTGCCGTTGTGAGCAAGTGTGTTTCTTCACCAACTGGGTTGCCCAATGGGTGATACACGTGTCCTGTAGCTGTTGAATCGCCAACGCCAAGAGGAGATCGTCCGAGAAAGTTTGGGAGGTTGAAGTTAGTAGAGCTAGGAATGCTGAATGGCGCTCTTCTCAGTGTATGAACACCTGATTGTGAGCCAGAGCTGTTAATTGCTGCTCCACCATCAGTAGCACTGAACCGGAAGGTATTTGCAGCTATACCAGCGGCGATCACATAGTAAATCGTGTTCGCCGCTACTCCAGTTGGAAGTGCGCCTGTAGTTGTAAAGAAAATCTTATCGCCAGCATTCAAACCATGTGCAGTAAATGTAACTACACATGGAGAAGCTATGGTCATCGTTGCTGTTCCTAGTATTGGGCAAATGGCCGCAAACAGGTCAGCATAAGTAGTACGACTTTGCGATGATCCATCACACATCAACCAACCAGTAGGCGCAGTGGGTGGAGCCCACATCCGAACTTCACCAGTCATACCTAAAGAAGCTCTTGCCGCTTTAAGATTTGCTGGAGTTATAGCTCGGATTGTGTCTGTGCCTGTGATTGTCTCCGCGTCAGTAGCAAGTTCGACAATGCCTAAAGCTGTGGCGCTAGCAACCTTAGCTTGCAAACCCGCAGGAGTTACCACTCGAACTGCATCAGTGCCTGTAATGGTCTCAGCACTGGTAGCAAGTTCAACGATACCTTCTACTGTTTCACTCGCGTCTGGAACCGACGCCAACATGTAGCCAGCATCAATTGTGGTTGTATCAAACCTTGTAAGGATCAGGTGACCGTTTACGTCGATTTCGCCATCGACAACTGAGGCCGCTTCGATGGCTTCCATTCGAGTAGCAGTCAAGCCGGTTACGGTAGCCATGGGTCTCCTTTCCTATAGCGAATGAATTGTGTAACTTTCCGCATCAATATAGACTGCAGACGGCCAGGTGATCTCGAAAGTGGTAGAATCAAGCATGATTATCGCACTATCTGGGCCAATAGCTGTCCAACTACCATCTCCGTGATCGATGATTTGAAGGATGGAATTCACTTCAAATACCTCGAAAACTTCATCTGGCAGAGGTAAACGAGGTTGATCGCCCTCGGTTCCGTAAAGAATGTCTTCAAGTGCTTGAACAGTCCAAGAATATGCGATTTCTGTCTCGATTACAAGATGCGCAGATCGTTTTATGCCAGGAACTTCGATTGGAAGCGTAGTAAAGCCCCAACTATGTGTTTCAATCGACGATTGCTGATTTACGAAAGCCGATGGAGCCAAAAGTACGTTGTAAACAAGGTGTAGACGGTAGTGATCTTTTGTCATCGTTCGATAAGACAGTCCAATTGGCTTGACGCGTCTTTGAACCAGAATATCGGCATAGAACGATGGTGGATAACTAATTGCGTTAATGGTTCCAGCGAAGAAACCGCTGCTAGGTCGATTAACAACCTTATGTCCATCCTGGTAAAACTGACGTTGAATTGCTTCTGCTGGCGTTTCAGTCACGGATATGAGTCCATTCCAGGCTTCACCAGCCCCAATCGGAGGGTAAAACACTCCTCGATCTATCCCCGCCTCGTAATCACGAGCGTCCCAGGTTAGCCTAGTGATGGTATTCACCTCCTAGTGTGGAGTTA